CGAAGTCTCAGGAAATCCCATAGCCGTCTTAGAGGGAGTAGAGTCTGCCGAGGAAATCAAAGTTACCCCCGGGGCGGTCTGGACTATACCCGAGGACGCCAAAGCCTATTTGCTTGACCTGTTAGCCGGCGGCGGCATCAGACTGCATGTCGACTATATCGATATGATTTACCGCTGCATGCACGACATCAGCGAATCTCCCAGGGCAGCCTACGGCGGCATCGAGAGGGAGCTGTCAGGCGTAGCCCTTGAGGTGGAGCTTCAATCATTACTACAGAAAGTCAGGCGCAAGAGAACCATCAGGACCGCAGCCTACGCCAAGCGGTGCCAGATGATTCTTGCTTTACATAAAGTCTTTGCCAAACAGGATTTCACCACCATCGACACCCGCATAATTTGGGGTGCAGTATTGCCGCAGGACAGAGCCAGGCTAGCTCAAAACGAGCAGATCCTCGTCCAGTCAGGCGTCCATTCCCGCAGGACGGCTATGGACGAGCTGGGCATCAGAGACCCCGATGCCGAGTTTGCCAGGTGGCTAGACGAAAGGCGTCAAATCCTGGAAATGAATCAGCAGCTCAAGGCAAGTTCCACCCGCGGCGGCGCGCGAGAGAGAGCGACAGCCGCCGATATGGAGAATGCGTCTTTGACTGAATAAAGCCAAAGGAGAAATTACATTGGTAGAAGAAAATACCAAAGTCGAAAACAATACCCCGACCGCAGAGGATTATGCGGCGCTCAAGCTCGAGCTCGAGGCTGAAAAGGAGAGAGCAGCTGGGCTTGTGGGGCAGGCTACTACGGAACTTCAGGGGAAAGTGACCAACCTCGAGACAGAGGTGGCCACCAAGACCCAGGATATCGAAGCCCTGAAAGGCCAGTTAGCTGAGGCTTCCACAAATTTCGAGGGCGCCAAGGCAGCCTATGCCTACGCAGTAGAGGACTTCAAGAAGCTGGCAGCAGCTTCTAACCCGCTTATCCCGCCAGAGGTTATCTTCGGGACGACCGTTGAGGAAGTCAAGGCATCCCTCGCCCGAACTAATAAGCTGGTGGCTAATGTTCAGGAGTCCCTGGCTAAGCAGGCAGTAGCCAGCGCAGTCCCCGCAGGTGCTCCAGCTCGCACCGGCCCCGACGTGGGAGGTATGAGCACCATAGAGAAAATAAACCTCGGCCTGGAGCAGGCCAAGAAAAAGAAGGAGCAGTAGCAAATCAATTCTGCATTGCTCCGGAGCCTAGTGAATTACAAAAAGGAGTAAATAAGCTATGTCTATAACCTTAGCAGAATCGGCAAAGCTTTCTAATGATGTCCTCTTGCAGGGCGTCATTGAAACCATCATCAAGGATTCGCCAATCCTTCAGGTTATGCCGTTTGTCGAGATAGTCGGTAACGGCTTGACCTACAACCGGGAGACGGCTCTTGCTGCCGCTACCTGGTACGCCCCCCTTGGTGACTGGACATCCACCACAGCACCGACATTTGACCAGCTCACCGCCACCCTGGCCGTGCTGGGGAGAAATGCCGATGTTGACAGCTTCATAAAGCAGACCAGGAGCAATATCCAAGATATTGAGGCAGCAGTCCTCGAGCTGGCTGCCAAATCGTTGCGGATGGAGTTCGAGAGAGCCTTCATCTATGGCTGTGTCGCCAACTATCTGGGCATGACAGGCGATGCCAATAGCATCAACGGCTTAATCAAGCTCATAGCCACCGGCACAGCCAGCAGCCAGGTAATAGCCATGGCCGCTACTGGCGCCACGCTTTCCCTGGCAAAGCTTGATGAGCTGATAGACGCCGTCAAAGGCGGCAAGCCAGACTTGCTTTTGATGAGCAAGAGAAGTCGAAGAAAGATAAACGCCCTGGCCAGAGCCGCCGGCTGTAACCTCGAAGTCGGCACTGGCAAGCTCGGTGAGTTTGCTCAGTTCTACAACGGCATACAAATCGGCACCAGCGACTATGTCCTGGATGCCCACGTCCTGACAGCTAGCGTCGAGACCGCTGTCACCGGTGGAACTTGCAGCACCATCTACGCCATGCAGTTTGGCGAAGGCGCTGTCTGTGGCGCTACCAATGGTGGCATCCAGGTCGAGCCCTTAGGCGCTTTGGAAGGCAAGGACGCCAACAGGAATCGCATCAAGTGGTATGTCAGCCTGATAGACTTCTGCTTACAGAAGCGAGCTGCCTTAATCGGAGTTCAGGACTAACATTGTCCGTCTAGCAGGGGTTTGAACCTCCACCCTTGTTAGGACATCATCTCCATAGGTGGGGGGAGAAGCGGCAGAGTCATCCGCTGCGCCAGCTTCACCCTCCACCAACTAAACCGAGGGAAGGGAGAACGAAATGGAAACAGGCGACCTGTTTGACGACAAAGGTAGACCGATACGGGTTATCGAGTCGACCGACTTAGCCTTGCTCAAGTTGCTGCTCGATACCCCCCTGTCCAGACTGGCTATCGACAGCGCTAACAGGTTGAGAGCCATCATCGACAATCCCACCCTGGCAGTCACTCAGAGCGGCACATGGACAGTCACTCAAAGCGGTTCATGGACGCTAACTGCTGGCGGAGTCTTCCCAGTTGACCAGCGCTATGAAATGATACAGAGAGCCAATATCGAGTTCGCCGAGTGCCAGAGAGAAAGGTTCACATTCTCATAAGGAGCGGTTATGAAGATAAACGCAGAGCTTGAACTGATCGCTAAAGAGGAAGGAGCAAAAGGCATCTGGAACAAACTCCTCAAGCTCATCACCAAGCGAGAGCCGTTTGAAGCCTATGGCTTCCGCATCGTCAGAGAGGACGGAGTGGAAATCATGGTGCAGGAGATCACGCCGCACCTCCCAGGTGCCGACCTTATGTCCAAGAAGGAAGCCGAGGCCATCGCCCAGGAGCTGCGAGCCTACTACCAAGCAATGGAGGATGAAGTATGACAGTAACTTTGAATCTGAAGAAAGGCATTGATTTACCCGTCTATCAGTGGCTTAGGTTTCTACCCGTGACCTCGGCAGCCGGCGCTTGCTGTGTCTCAGACGACCGAGGCACAGGCCGCTCCATCTACCACCTGTTAAGCGCAGCCTCATTCTGGAGATACGATACCTGGACTGATTCCTGGCAGCAGCTAGCCAGCCCACCAACCATGTCCTTTGTTGCTGGTGTTGCTTTGTGCTTCGACCCAAGCCGCGGTACCGCAGGCTATATCTGGCTCAGCGCCCCCTTGACCAGCTCACCCTGGCACATGTTCGCCTATTACGACATCGCCACCAATGCCTGGACTTCCCGAGCCGCCGTCACTGGCTTGGGAGCAGCCTGGGGAACGGATGCAGCTATCATCCACACCTGCTCAACCTACAACGTAGCTGGCAATGACGACTATATCTACCTCATAGGCAACAATGCCACTACCTGGTATCGCTACTCGTTCACCGGCAACGCCTGGAGTTCGATGTCGCCAGCTCTTCCAGCTGCTGCTGGCGCTGGCTGTGCTATCATCTGGCCGTTTGGCTATAACACCGACAGGCTTTACTATTTCCGAGGCACAGCCACAGCATCAGTCTATCACTTCACCATCTCCAGCCCAGCCTTTAGCAGCGATATTGCCTACCAGCCCAAGACGGAGACTTTCGCTGCCGGTTCTTGCCACGCCTATGACACCTTGAACCGCATCTACCTGGTGAAGGACGCCACCCACCGAGTCTACTATTATCAGCTTGACGAGGACATGATGTATCCAGGTGGCGTCATCCCTTACATATCAGGCGGAGCTATAGTCGGTGATGGTTTGCAGTACTCCAAGACGGAAGACGCCGCCCAGTTTCTCTACTTCCGCAGGCACACCGGTCAGGAGTTCTGGCGATGGCTAATAGGATGGTTTTAGTATGAATCTAACCGACATGAGAACCCTGGTCAGGCGAGACCTAAAGGACGAGGATAATTCTAACTATCGCTGGCAGGACAATGAGATTGATAGAGCTATCGCCAGAGCTGTAGCCGAGTTATCCCGCTACGTCCCCAGGGAAATGAAAGCTACCATCGCCACCACCGTCGGCAGCCGCGACATAGCCATGACCACCTTGACTGATAGAGTTTCAGTTGACCGAGTAGAGTTCCCGGTGGCAGAAACCCCGCGGAGCTTTCAGCGCTTCACCGTCTATTCAGAAACCATCACCTTAATAGGAGACGTCGAGGGAGACGGCACCAACGCCTACATCTACTGGGGTAAGGTTCATACCCTGGACGGCAGCACTTCAACCATCCCCAGCTATTTAGAGGATGTCCTAGCCCTGGGAGCTGCCGCTTACGCCGTGCTGGCACAAACGCAGTATAGGACGGATACCGCCGGCTTTGGTGGGGAGCGAGCTGATACTGATTACCAGAGCTGGGGAACCGTCATGCTTAAAGAGTTCAAAGCTCAGCTCAAGCGCTTCGGCAGAAACCGGAAATTAAAGGTCGGCACGTTGTATCAAGGAGACGATAATGAGTGACACACAAAAAGCATCTCGAGACAAAATCGAAGCAGGCTTACCCAGGCTAAAGGAAGGCTTACCGTGGCAGGCTTTCGCTATCGTGGGCGACAAAGACGACCCTGATACCTGGAAACTGCCGCATCACACCAAGGCCATCTTCCGAGCCATCCAGGGTAAGATTGGCCATTACAGGACAACGGATTGGGAGCATACGGCAGCCGCCGTAGCAGCTCTAAGCCGTGGCGGCTTCCGTGGTAAGAGGGTAGAGGCTACCGAGCAGCAAATCCTTGATGCTGCCAAGCACCTGATGAGGCATTATTCCGAAAACGGCAAGCCGGTGCCCGATACCCTGGCAGCCCTGGTCGAATGACCCCCAAGTTTGGAATTTGGAATTTGGGATTTGCAGTTTAATAAGTGGGGGGTATGATTAGACCTATAATGAATTTGAGGGGCTTAAAATCGAAGCTAGTGAAGCCGTTTTACTTTACATAACCCTCAGCAGAGATAAGCCCGAAGCTAAGGTTTACATAAAATGAAATTTGGTATAAGGAGATTGAAATGCTTAATAAATTCTTAGATGGCAAAAAGAAGTACAGCGCTTTTATCATCACCGTTTTGGCAACCATGATTCCCCTGTTCATTCAGGACCCCGAGGCGCAGAAAACCATTATGGATTATGTGCCATCGATAGCCGCAGCCCTGGCCGGCATCTTCTATATTCTGACCCAGGGTGGAATCGACAAGGAGACGGAGAAAGCCAAGACCGCCACAGCGCAGGCAGCCCTTGTTACGGCTAATGGCACTCAAAATGGCGGGTATCCCCAGCCAGTGCAGCCACAGGCGCAAAGCCAGCCTGTAGCTGAGTTGCCAACGCCTTTTGACCCTAAAGCCTTCCACGAAGATGTCCTGGCTACTGTCAAAGCCACATATACAGAGGTAAACCAGTGCACCCTCTTTTATAAGGCCAGGGATAAAGGTTCAGTGACAGACTGCCAGAATATATCCCAGGCAGTGGATTACTGGAATTATCTGGTTGATTTGGCAGTTGATGCTAAGGACTGGCTAAAGGAGGAGACCGCGAAGAAGAAAGGGGAGTGCGGCCGTAGCCCTGAGTATTATGTCTTCAACAGGGACTTCAATACCACCATCCGAGCTGCCAATGCCTTGACCGAGCTGGCCACCTCTAAAATCGACTGGAAGGCTAAACTAGCTCCGTTCAACAGGACGCTATATGGCGTGGGTATTCTGGCCGAGCAGCTCCTTGGTGTCTAGTAAGGTGATATTCGACTGGCTGACTATAGCCGGCATAGTGCTGCTGGTAGGAGCAGCAGTTTACATAATCTTGTCGAGGCAGAAATGAGAAGTATCTCAGACGCCCTACTCGAAGCACAGAAAACAGGCGTGCCCCGAAAGCCGCTAGTTAAGCTCGAGGTGCAGGCTTACGGCCACCCCGCGCAGTCCTCGAGTATTCAGTGGGAAACCTTCGGCTGGCAGCGCTTCTATCTAGGTTCAGAGACCAAAGATAGCCACGGCGTAACCATGCCAGGTGACGGCTCGCTGATTCGGGTCCGTAAGTCAAGCGCCAATCTCTACCTCTCCAGGGTAACCAGCCCCGGTCCAGGCTCCGACTACTCTTCCTGGGGTGGCTCCTTCGGCGGTGTCACCTCCAATGCCAAAGCTGCCATCGCCTCTCAAGGTGCAGAGGTCATGGTGGCTTCCATGGATGCCGCCAATCTCTGGCGCCGGCAGTCATCGGATTACGGCGCTAGCTGGGGGAGCTGGACGGTTATGTCCAATGCCCGCCCCTGTGAAAGAGGTATCGCTATAGCCTATAAGTCTAATGGTGATTGTGTCATCGTCCACGCTTCGGACGTCAATGACCCAACCAGTCTCTATCTCCAAAAGAGGACTGGGGGGAGCTGGAGCACCGGCCTGGGCCAGCGAGGCAGCTATGACGGAGAGATTGTTGACCTGGCCGTGTATTACGATGGCGATTGGAATATCATCGCCCTGGTTCAGGAAGGCAGCTATATCTCTGTTGTCCGCATGGTTTACGGCGATGGCTATCGCCAGACTGCTAATACCTGGGCAACTGACGTTAAAATCGGTTTAGGCAGAGCCAGAGTAGATGTCGCTTCCCAGGTAAGGCTAAGGCAGTTCAATAGCGGTTGGCCGGTAGGTTATCGCCTCATGTCCATGGAGCAGCGTGCCGCTTGGAGCAGGCAAGTAAGGAGCAGCACCTATTGGGAGAGGCTTGCCGCAGTATATGAAGCCCTGGCAGGAGAGACGCTGGACGTTTCGGGTCCCTATCTGTTAAAGCCCCCCACATCATGCACCAGGCCGCTTTTGTCTCTGGCCAGACAGAACCAACCCTGGTTATTCAGGCTAAAGCCAGGCACTGATTTCTACGATTACAACTGGAATAAGGCAAGCATCATAGATACCAGCGCCTCCAGAGGCATGGCCTTAGCCGCTGACCCCAGCGGAGAGTACATCTGGGCTACGCAGCCGAATGAGGTCTGGCGGACACAATGCCCTGGTTCATGGACGCCCCCCACTGCAGGCTCAGGTGCCGGCAGCTTAATCACCATCCCAATCTCCAGAATCGCCAGGATCACCGAGGCCGTAGACCCGGAGCAGCCGTCTGAGCTGGAGGTGGAGCTGGACAATTCCAAAGGTACTTATAACTCGCCAGGCTCCGGCGCAATAGCCGTCTTAAAGAGGGGGGCGCGGGTAAACCTCCACCTGGGCTACAAGACCACGTCAGGCGACCAGCTCTCAGAAGCCTCCAGGTATTTTGTTGAAGGTATGGAATATAAGAGAGACCCCAATATCTCCAATTTTATTATGCACTGTGTGGATGCTTGGGGCTTGCTGCAGCGCTACCAGTTCAACAAGCCGGTGGAGTGGAATAGCGGTTCGGATGATTTTACCTGTTACCAACTAATAGAGAAAGTCATGCAGGCGGTAGGGGGCACGCTTGCCTACAAGTCGAGAAGCAGCCTTATCACCAGCCTGTACCCCAGGCTAGAGGTCGGCGCTGGTGAATCCGCAGCCAGCGTACTAAAGAGGCTTCTTAACCTGGTACCGGATGTTATCTACTTCTTTGGCCTGGAAGCCTATATCGTCCACCCCCAGGCAGGAGACACCGTGGTTTATAAATTTAAGTTCCCAACGACATAGAAAGGAGAGTGAAAGATGGCAAATTCATTGTACACCAAAGCCAAGCAGCACCTGATAGATGGCACAATCAATCTAAGTTCAGGTGATATCAGAGCCATACTGGTAGATGGAGCAGACTACACACCCGTTCTGGCCACACATGAAACCCTGGCTAATATCCCCGCGGCTGGCAGGGTAGCCGTCAGTGGAGCGCTGGCTAATAAGACGGTCACCGATGGAGTCTTCGATGCTGACGACAAGGTGATCGCCGCAGTTACCGGCGACCAGTTCGAGTATATCGTGCTCTACCAGCACACAGGAGCGGAGAGTGCTCTATTGCTTCTGCTCATAGATGCGGCCACCGGCTTGCCTTGCACGCCCAACGGCTCGGACATCACGATTCAGTGGGCTAGTGGTGCCGACAAAATCTTTAGGTTGTCCTAGTCAAAGGAGCGAAGCTATTAAATGGCAACGCTTTACGAGTCCTATCTCTCGGAGAACAATTCACGCAACGTCCGCGGTCCGTATTGGCGTGCTCAGACCTTCACGCCTCAAGTTGCTCATAAAATTACCAGCGTCTTCATAAAGCTATGTCGTGTTGGCAGCCCCGGCACCGGCACTATTTCCATCAAAGCCACCGATGGCGCAAGCAAACCCACCGGAGCCGACCTATGCTCAGCCTCCATCGATGGCAATGCCCTACCAACAGACCCCACATTATTAGAGTTCTCTTTAGGCGCCGGAACAACCCTGAACGCCGGCACCAAGTATGCCATTGTCTGGAGATTGGCTGGCGGGGATACCAACAACTATGTCCAGTCTCGATATATGTATACCGGAACTTACGCAGGGGGCGCCGCGACAGAATCAAGTGATAGTGGCGCCACCTGGGACGTATGGACTGATTGGGATTTTGTCTTTCAAGACTGGGGAGAGACCCTGGTTCAAACCATCTTTCCGGGCAGCATTGTCCAGCCGATTGCCTACGGAACGCCAGTAGTCGCCACGGCACCCTTAATCATCTATCCCTCAAGCATCGTGCAGGTCATAGCCATCGGCACACCAGCGCTCCGCTATCCTCAGTCCATATCTCCGTCAAGTATTATTCAGCCCATCAGCATAGGCTCACCTGGTGTCATGCAACACGGACTTATCCTCCCCCCAAGCATTGTGCAGCTTATCAGCATCGGCACGCCGGCTCTTCTCTATCCGCAAATCCTATCGCCCTCAAGCATCATCCAGTACATAGTCATAGGCAACCCAACCATCCCGAAGTACGTCTGGCATGTTATCCTGGACGGCCAGTATGCCACCGAGACACCGCAGGTCAACCGAGCCTACGTCATAGGTACGGACGCCAACGGTAATCCTGTCTACGGGGAAGCCATAGACTCAACCGAGCTGGCGCTGGTAGGAGAGAGGTTAGACTTTATACCAGACCCCGCCATCCCCACCACCGCCGAAGCGGGAGACGTGGCCAGCGCTGTACTTTCAAAGATGAGACTCCATGGAAAGGGGGGCGTCATACTCATCCCGCCCAACTGTGGCCAGGAGCTGTTTGATGTGGTGCAGGTGAGCGATAGTATGGCCAACCAGTCAGCCGTCACGTTTCGTGTAGTCGGGATTCGTTTCGAGTACAATCCGAAGCAAGCCCGCTACGCCCATAAACTCATCCTGGGAGCGCCGTAATTGTTTCCGTCAGAAAAATCTAGCCGGCCCTATCTCATAGCCCGCATTTATGGTAGATAATAATGAGCAGACTCCAAAAGCATCTATTGTGTTCCCAGGGCAGTACCTACATCGCCAGGTTAAGCGTGGGGAAGCCCATACCGGCCGGCGACATCAAGACCGTCTACGCCCGCATCAAAGGGAAGTGGAGGAGAGTCGGCTGGCTATGCCTCGATTGCCACCGCTTTCAGCCGGCCGGTGGGATTAAGAAGTGTTTTATATAATAGTAGTACCTTCCGTTCATAGGGGGGTCAAACACAGTGGTGGTTGATGAGTGGTGGTGATAGGTGAGCGGTGGTAGATATAGGTAGATAAAGAAGATGAAGTTAAGACCATATCAGGCAGAAGTAGCAAAGGCAGTGATAGAGAGCATACAAGGCAATCTAGGCTTAACATTCTCTGTAGAGATAGCAAGGCAGGGGGGGAAGAATGAGTTATCCGCCCATCTGGAGGTTCTATTATTAACAATGTTTATGGCATCTGGTGGTAATTCAGTTAAGTGCAGTCCGACATTCAAACCTCAGACTTTAATTAGTATGGGAAGGTTGAAGCAAAGGCTGGACGACTTCGGCTTCGCAGGCTTATGGTTGACAGAAGCTGGCTACATGATAAGGCTAGGCAATGCCAGGTGGATATTCCTATCAGCAGATGAGACGAGCTCGGTTGTAGGACACACGGCAGAGGTTCTATTAGAGATAGACGAATCCCAGGACGTGTCGAGGGATAAATACACCAAAGAGTTTAGGCCAATGGCGTCTGCCTTTAATACCACCACGATACACTATGGCACAACGTGGGATGATACCACCCTATTAGAGGAGATTAAACAGACTAACCTTGAATTACAGAAGAAGGACGGCATCAAGAGGCATTTCAGGTATGATTGGCAGGAAATATCTAAGTACAATCCCCACTACAAGGCGTTCGTGGAATCTGAAAGAGAGAGGTTAGGCTATACGCACCCCCTCTTCTTAACTCAGTACGCCCTCTTGCCACTCAGAGGCGGTGGGGGGTTCCTAAGCCCAACGCAGCTAGCCATGACCCAGGGAAGCCATGCCCGCAGCCGTACCCCCACCCCACCCGCGCTCTATATCGCCGGTATAGACTTTGCAGGTGAAAGCGAGCAGTTAGAGGATGAGATATTGACCAGGCCGGGGAGAGACGCCACTGTAATTACTATAGGTG